TATTGATATGGGCGTTGAAGAACATATTGTAGAAAATATGGAAGATATAAATGTTTTTAAAAAAAATTATATTAATTTTAAAAAACATAATAAATCTTCAAAAGTATTAAGTAAATATGAGAAAACAAAAATATTGTCAAAAAGGTGTGAACAATTAGAATCAGGATGTTTGCCATTGATTAAGGATTATAGTAAATATGATAATATTTATGATATTGCACTCGAAGAATTAAATGATAAAAAAATTCCATTTATTTTAAAAAGATTTATTAATGGAAAATATGAATATTGGAAATTAGAGGATATGATTTATTAAATTTCATAATTAAGATAAAAAAAATATATATATTATATTATAAAATGGTAAATATTTTTAAGAGTATCGAAAATATTGGTAAAAAACGTGATTTTATGTTGATTTTTTTATTAGTATTAGTTGGGTTTGTTATTGTTGATTGCAATACTAAAATGTTCAGTAAATTAATTGAAGGTCAAGGGTGTGATGCCGGGTCAGGTAATAATAATTCTGTAAACAGTCTTGGTGATACATGTGGTCGCGGGACTGGACAACCGGCAAGTAATCCTAATGATAGTGCTAGCAGAGATTGTGATTTATCAGGAGTTAATTCAATGGGTGGTCCTGAGAAGACTGTATTAAAAGGGAATATAGAAGGTGAGCAGTTATATGTCAGTGCTCAAGGTCCATATGGAAGAGAAATACCTAAAACATTACAAGGAGATTATTCAACTCTTAAAAGTTTCGGTTTAACTAATCTCAAAGATGTTGTTAATTATCTCCCCGGGGCAGGTCCTTCACAATTTAGTAAAGGTAATATGGATAATAATGATGCGGCCGGCGCTGGAATAGTTAATAAGAGTGCGGCAAATAATAATAGTAATAATAGCGATAATAGTTGTAAACCTATTGTATATGGGGCTGATTGGTGTGGATGGACCAAAAAGCAAAAGAAATATTTAGAGGACAAAGGTATTGAACATACTTATATAGATTGTGCTAAAGATAAAGGAGCTTGTCCTCCCGAAGTGAAAGGATTTCCGGCCATTAAACATTGTGATGGTAATTTAACACCGGGATATCAAGAAATTTAATATAAATCATTTTTTTTGACTAATATTTTATTTTTATATCCAGAACTTATTTGACTATTTTCACCTTCTTTTAATATATTTTTTTCGGAATATTCCCAGAAAGATGGCGCTCCTATTTTAAAATCATCATGTGGGACTGCTTTATACCAAAATACTTGATCAGTTAATTTATTTGATTTGGCATTATTATTTATTACTAAACATTCATAATTTTCAGTACATTGATCCATTATTTGACAAAACATTTCAAATGATGGGAACATGCCAGCATAATGTTCATACAGTCTTTTTCTATTACTAACATAATTTTCTCTTAGAATAAATACATAATCAATATTTGTTCTTAGATTTGGAGGAATACCCAAAGCATACTGCATAGTTAATAAAAATAACATTTTGAAATGACGTCCATTCATAAATACTGACCTCATATACTTGTCTTTTGCCCATGTATTATCATATAAACAATCATCCAATATTAGAAATGAACGCGGATCTATAGTAGTATCACCTGCATTGATTTTATCAATCATAATTTTTTGTCTTTTAATCATATTTTGAACTATTTGAGTATCGAACTCTCCATGAATAAATAATTTAGGGACTATTTTACTATAAAATTGATTAGCACCTTCTGTTCCTGAAATAACTTGACCCACAGGTATATTTTGGTGGTGATATAATATATCTTTACATAAAAATGATTTTCCTGTGTCTCTTTTACCAATTAATACTACAACTTTATCATCTTTAATATCTGACATATCAAACTTCTTTAATTGTATTTCAGTCATTATAATATTTAATATAAATTATTTAATATTTAAAAACATATATTTTTAATATATATATATATAATTATGTTTGAAAATCTACCTCAAGAACATTTTGAACATATCTTAGATATCTTAATTTTATATAAACAGATAAATCCAACTGAAAATGTATATTTAAATGAAAAATGTACTAAAGATGCTATACAATTCATGAATACAACTGGAAAACAATTTGCTTCTAAATTAGGTATGAATAAAGATGAAGATGATAATTAGTTTAAATAACAAAATAATTCTAAATAATTTTTATAACTATGTCAGATTTATATGTAAATAAATATATTTGGGATAAAAAATTAATAAATAATTTATATAAATCATGCTCTGAACTATTTAATATGAGTAATTTACAAGTATATAATCCTTTGTATTCGTTATATTTTCACATCTATAATACAAAAAATTCACATAGATATATTGATTTAAAAAGGAGATATTATATTCATAAATTATCAGATTTTACTAAATTTAAATATTATCATTCTAATTGTTTATTAAACGGTACTGTTTATGATTCTAAAGAACATAAACTACTAAATTTAGAAATATTTTGTAAAATAATACCAATATTGGAGCCATTATATTTCATTAAAAACAACTATAATAATTTAGTTCATAGAAATCCATTATTACCGTCAAACTATAATGCTAATACATCTGAAAAAATAAATAGTATGAATAATACAGCATATATAGATACTTTCTTTTCATTTATATGTTCAGAATTAAGTGAAAATGATATTTTACCTAATTTTCCTATATACTATGGTTCTGTGAATGGTATAATGAAAAAATATAATTTTGATATTTCAGAAGATTACCATGAATTTAAAGAGGAAGCGTGGTTTCATAAAAATCTAGGAGATCAATTTAAAATGGATATTTATATGGACTCTGATTCAGAAGATGATAATGATTATATTTCAGTGGTCAAAAATATGCCGTGTCAACTATTTTTCATAGAAAAATTAGATGGATTATTATCTGAAATATTGACAGATAATTTTAATGATAAATTAATTTTATCTTGTTTGTTCCAAGTGTCATATGGATTGGCATATCTACAAAAACATTTTCTATTTACTCATAATGATTTGCATATTGATAATATTATGTATCAGCGCACAGATAAAACATATCTTTATTATAAATTTAATAATATATATTTTAAAGTACCTACATTTGGATATATATTCAAAATTATAGATTTCGGAAGAGCAATATTTACATTCAAAAATAAATTATTTTTTAGTGATTGTTTTAGTAAATATGGAGAAGCAGATGGACAATATAAATATCCTATTGATACATTTTTATATAAAAAAAATAATGATGAATATGATATAAAACCAAATTATAATTTTGATTTATCTAGATTATCTATTACTATATTGGATGAACTAAATTACGATAAAGATATAGATTATGAAGACAAACAATATATTATAGACTTTATTTATTCATTCACATTGGGTAAAAATAATTTAGAACTATATTATTTAGAAGATAATTTTGATATGTATGTATCTATTGCCAAATACGCTAATAATTGTTTACCATTGAGTATTATTCAAAATGAAATATTTAAAGAATTTAGAACTAAAAAGAAGAATTTTCCTAAGAAATTTTATTATAAATTTTAATATTTAAAATGGAGGCTTGTCATGAAATGGTATAGAACATTTATTATTAACAGATGAAACATTACATGTAAATAATAATTTAATTATATTTAATATAACCATATTAATTATAAATAAGGCAATCATTTGTCTAGTATTAATTAATTTGACTTCTTTATCGATTTTGGTATATATATAATATATAAATATTAATGATAAACTTAATATAATATCCATAACAATGCTATTATTCATTTTTTTATAACATATTAATATATAAAAAATACAAAAATAAATTATATACAATTATAAATAATCAAATAATGTGATCATTCATTTATAATTCATCAAATAATGTTATTATTCATTTATAAATCATCAAATAATGTGTATTTATCCTCATCAACAGCTTCCATTGTTAAACCTTTTTTATCAGATATTTCTTTTAAATCATTATAAAATAAATCAATAGTTTCTGTATCATCATCTCTTTTATCAACTGAAACTATTTCAGTTTGTTCTTTAGATACAGTTTGAGGATCTATAATGTCTTCAATATAAGTCAAGTCTCTTTTATTATGTTTATCTACTTTTTGTGGGTCGACTACAATTTGTTCCCCAGTATCTTTATTTGATTTAGTTTCTTCTTTAGTAATATCTTGAATTTTATCATACCCTCTTACACTTTCTTGTTTTTTAAGTTCATCTTCAATTGATATTGGATCTGATAGTATATCTGGTTCTTTTGATATGTCTTCATTTTTAACTTCTAATATATCTTTATTAATTAAATTTTCTACCTTTTCTACTCTGATGGGGTTATCTGAATCAGGCAGATCTATATTATTTTCGTTTATTTTTATTAATTTCTGGTATAATTCATCATTTTCTTTTTGGGGATTATCTATAATATTTGGGTTATCATATACGGTTTCAACGACATTTTCAGTATTAGAGATATCTGGGATATCATTTATTTCTATGTTTTCTACTTTCTCATTGATAGCATCTTCATCAGGTGATTCATAATCACTATCATTTATATAAACATTTTTAGGTTTCAAATTATCATTATCATCTATTTTAGTACCATCAGTTTTTTCATCTATTTTAGTATCATCAGTATCTTTATCATCAGTATCTTTATCATCAGTATCTTTATCATCAGTATCTTTATCATCAGTATCTTTATCATCAGTGTCTTTATCATCAGTATTATTTTCAATTAAATCTTGTTTTTTACTATTTAATAATAAATCTTTTAATTCATTTAATAATTTGCTTTCATTAGATGCTCCATTTGATTTATTTTCATTAATATCTAAATGTTCTTTGAGAATTTCTTTAACAGGTAATGATATTCTAATTGTATTTTCTATACAATTACAAATAATACTTTCAATAACATTCATATTTTTTTGATATTCATATCCAGATATATCTTCTGAAAATAATAATGGGTTTTTCCATATTTCTCTAGCTATATTTATATAGCATTTGTGTACAAAATTTATTAATTTAGGTATTGTTAAATTTATTTTATTAGAATTACTGTTGCCAATAGACATTAAAATTTTAGTATGACTAATATAAACAGCAGTTACTAATTCATCTAACCAATCACATTTAGAGCATTCTATAATTCTATCTGTTTCATTTATAATTAATTCATTATTCCATTCTGGTATTTTTTCTAATAATGTTCTAAAAATAAATAATAATGATGTTGAAGAATTAGATTTATATAAATCTTTTGCATCATCATAAATAGATTTTAAACCATCATACAAACTTGGTTTTAGTGTATCTACTAATTGGTGTGTATATTCGATTTTTGCTTGGACGAAAATAGAATTGTTATTATCCATAATATTTCAATATAATATTTTATTTTATCTGTATAAACAAATAAAAAATATTACATATAATATATGTATGGCGGTAAATTAATTAATAAGGATATAGAAACATCTATAAGTGATAATAGAGGGAAAGGCGCGAAAATATTAGCAACCGGGTCAAGTTCTTGTATATTTCAACCAAATATTCCATGCGCAAACTCAAAAGATAGTGTTGACAATACTAAAATATCTAAAATAGTTTATGGATCAAAATCAGATAAATATCTTAATCAAGAAAGAAAAATAAATGGATTAATAAAAAAAATCAAAGGTTATAATGATTGGGCATTAATATATGATAAATTTTGTAAGGCACCCCTCTATGGTAATATTCTTAAAAATTATGATAAAGATATTTTAAAATGTATGGAAAAATACTATGAAGACAAATTTAATGAAACTAATAATATGATGGTCGGATTGTATGGTGGTGATACATTTGAAGATCATTTTGTTCAGAAAGTTTTAAATAATAAAAAAAATATCGATAAATCTATGTATATTTTATTATTAAAAATGGAACCATTATTTATTGGGTTGAATGAATTATATAAGAATAATATAAGTCATTTAGATATTAAAGTAAACAATATTGTATTACATAAAAATGTATTCAAATATATAGATTTTGGATTATCATCTGAATTAAATGATTATACGCATTTTAAGAATAGGTCTTTATCTGAATTAAATAACCGGAGATATTATTTGTGGTATCCAGTTGAATATATTTATTCACATTCCCCTAAACATGAATCACCTGAAGAATTATTAAAAATAATAAAAAGAAAACATTACGATAAAGGTGCCAAAATATATAAATTATTAGGTTATGATTTTAAAGGCTGTGCTGAACATTCTCTAAAAAATGATTCAAAAAGTAATTATAAACAACTATACTCTATGATTGATGTATTTAGTTTAGGTATTATGATACCATACTTATTTATTGATTATAATCAATCAAAATTTATTAAAAATAGTTCATTTTTAACAGAATTATTTAACCTATTCTCAAGAATGTGTGATCCTGATTATAATAAACGAATAAAACCGGAAGAATGTTTAGTATTGTATTATTCCTTAATTACTAAATTTAGTCCCTTAAAAAAAACTCCTAAATCAAAACCCACAGTCAAATCAAAAAAGAAATCAAAAAAGAAATCCAAAAAGAAATCCAAAAAGAAATCTCCATCAAAAAAAATTTGAAAAATTTATTTAAATTTATTTAAATATATGAATATATTCATATAATGGATAAAGTTATATTTTATAAACCATCGTCCTGTACACATTATAAATCTTTATTGAATGACAAAATATATGATCCATATAATCTTTATCAATCTGTAAATACTCAAGGGTTCTGTCAAATGTTTGCATATTTTATTACTCTTAATAATACCGATGATTTTAAAGAAGTGGGACCTCAAACTATTAAATCTCAAGTTGATATTGATAAATTTAATGTATTGGCATATAACACACAAGTATGCGCCCAAAAAACATTAGATTTAATTGAATCTGATCCAGAAATTTTAGAACTATTTATTTATTATTTTAAAGAAGAAAAAAAAGATATTAAAAAAGGTATTAATGAATACGCTTCCTGTAATGATTATTTGAATGATTTCAGGTTAATTAATAAAAATATTGATATGATTAAAGATTATGTCATTGATAATCCATTAGTCACAGGTTCTAAGAAAAACAGAGATATGATATATTTTAGTTATAATAATGATAGTAGTATTGACTATAATGAACCTATTACTAAATTATGTGTCCAACCTACTGAAGGTGAAACGCAATATGAATCATTTCAATCCATTATGGCGTCTATTATGAGCGCCACACACGGTAAAAAATTCATTAATTATATACCTACTCCATATGATTTATTATGTACAAAAAAAAACATTATATTAATGGATTGGAATAAAAGTAACAAACCTAGCAAGGGTCACATAAATAAGTGGTTAGAAATAAATTGTTGAAATATATTATCCTCATCTAATACAAAAAAATCCACCTAATATTAATACTATACCCAAAAATTGTTTAAAATCTATTTTTTTATTTAAAAATACTATTGTTATCAAAAATAAAACTACTATGTTTAAATTAATCACAGTAGAGGCTTTTGAAGGATTATTTGTATTTTTAAATGAATTATATATACAAGGTTCGACTATTAAATATACTATGAATAATCTAAGAATTATTGTAAATAAATCACTATAATTATCTATTATTTTAATTTTCTTTTTTGTAAATAAAACATACACCATAGTTCCTAAAAATACTAAAATATTTGCATGAACTATATAATCAATATAGTTATATTTTCTTGCTATTTTACTTGAAAATACATCTCTAATAGCAATAAATACTGCAGCAACTAATGCGTATTTCATCCATAATTCCATATATATATTAGTTTATATTTTAAGATAAAGTTAATTTAATATTATATGATATTTAATGGTATTGATTTTGATAAATTATCAAATGATGAAATAATTAATCTTTGTTTAAAATATAAATTAATTGATAAAACAAAACAATATAACAGACAAGATTTATTAATACTATTAAAATCTTTTATTATAGATAGATTAAAAAAAAAACAACAACAACCAACAGATACTAAGTCATTTTCAATAGATAATGATAAAGATTATAAAAGGAGAAATTCAGTATCTGGTAATTTACAATCAAATCAATCCAAATCTGGTCCCCCTAAAGTTAATGTTCATAAAAGAAGATTATCACAACCAACTACTATAGCAGAAAAAACTAATGCCGTCAAAACACATGAAATGAATACCATCCAACAAAATTCTGTTAATCAAGTTAAAAAAGAAATAAAATCATTAGATCCTCGTTATGATATGATTGGAATATACCCTCCCGTTAATAGATTAGTATGTATAGGTGATTTGCACGGTGATTTGACGGTCACTTTAAAAGTATTAAAATTGGCTGAATTAATACCTCAAAATAGTTCTATAAACGATATTAATAATGTTCATTGGTGTGGCAATGATTCGTGGGTTATTCAATTAGGAGATCAAATAGATAGATGCAGACCAGATGAATGGGCAGATAATAATTGTGTCAAGGAGAATGAGGTCGTGTTAGAAGATGAAGGTAGTAATATGGAAATTATAAAGTTATTTTTAAGATTAGATGAAGAAGCTAAATTAGTTGGTGGCAGAGTATTAGGATTATTAGGTAATCATGAATTAATGAATGTGGATAAGGATTTTAGGTATGTATCACCAAAGGAATTTTTAGAATTCGTTCCTCAAAATCAAAGAAC